GTGAATTACTCTGGAAAGTACGGCCACATTATGACCGAACTAACCAAGCATCAGCGACAGATTCTAAGTGCCCTTGAGGTTCCCATCCCTGGCGCGGCATAGTTATAATTTTCGGGAATTTAGGTTAGTAACATTAGCAGGAGGGGATGCAGTTGACCCTCCACCACCACATGCAGTTAACGACAGAAGACATAATAAAACAATTAACTTACTCATTTTGATTCTCCTTTTCCCTTGATTAAGCTGACATATTAGATTTATCAGCAATATTTACTTAATGAACAATTAATAAAAAAAGCCCGTACCAGAGCATACAGCTCATAGTACGGGCTTTCTGGTCCCTTCTAACAGGTCAGCAAAGTTCCCATAAAGCGTGATTCAAGCATAATAAGATGGTTTTAAGACCTGTGACGTATACCACTCATATTTTGTATTTTCAAGTCATAATATTACTAATGTGATTACATAGAGATACACAACCCATAGTTGTAATCTTCTGCACAAGGAAGGTGTTGCTATGGGTGATATGGTCAGCTCGGTAGATATCGGTATGAAGATCAAAGTGTTGAGGCAGCAAGCCGGTCTATCTCAAGAGAAGCTGGCTGAGATGGTGGGAGTAACTTTTCAGCAGATACAGAAATATGAGAATGGTCAGACTACCCTCAATATCCTCAAGCTCCAGCATATAGCCAAAGCTCTTAAGATATCAGCATCAGATTTCTTTAGCTCTGCTCCAGTTCAGTCTGTCAGGCTTACTGGTGAAGAGGATCAGTTACTACATGCTTTCAGAAGAATCAAAAATACTGAGCTTAGGGGTTGTATATTGAAACTGGTTGGTAATGTGAATAAGCGAGCCAAGTAAGCCTATGGTTTAGATTAACTGAATGGTACAAATTTCGTATATGTCGTTCAACATACTCATCAGGTAGTGCTGCACCAGCAACAGCCCTATTTATCCTACCAACATATTCTTCCTTTAGCTCTCCTTCTGCTACATATAGTCATCAATTTGATATTTGGTTTGAAGGTCTGATATGGAGTGTTCATTTATAAATATAGTTGATATTTCAAGCAATTGGAAATTGGGTGTCTGTACTAATTACGTTTTATTGTTGAATTCTGTCAAAATATAGGTTTGTGACACAAAATTTACCTGTACTTAACCGGAATGTCATAAATTAATGTTATAGATATCAGATATAATGCTTCCAAATCAAATATTAACCAAAAACATGTACTGTCACAGCGAAGACTTACACAGATTATTTTGAATATATAAATAAAAACGGAAATTTTATGAAAATCAAAACATTGTTTATCATTATGTTATTTACTCTTGTGATTACCATTCTCGGATGCGGGGGAAGTGGAAACATCTCAGCTACTGCTCCGAATTCTAGCTCGACGACCGCTTCCGTGCTTTCTTCGCCATCTTCAGTTGCAGCTGTCGTTGGCAACGGTTCAGCCACATTAAGCTGGAAGTCTATAGATGGCGCGTCAAGCTACAACATATATCAAGGCACAACAAGTGGCGTTACCAAGACCAATGGCACAAAGATAGGTAATTGTGCCACCAACTCGTACACAGTAACAAGGCTTACCAACGAGACCGCCTATTATTTTGTAGTAACAGCAGTCAGTGATGCCGGCGAGAGCGGCGAATCATCACAATCAGTCGTAACTCCTAGCTCCACTCTGCCAATAGCTCCCTCTGGAGTAGTTGCGAAAGCAGGGAACGGGCAAGTCATTGTGTCTTGGAGTGCCGTAACAGGAGCCACATATAATATCTATTATTCCACTTTTATTGGGGTCACAAAGACAACTGGAACCAAAGTCTCCGGTGCTTCCAGTCCACAGACCATCGCTCACCTCAATAATGGCACTACATACCATATTATCGTGACAGCAGCTAACTCTAACGGTGAGGGCGATGAATCATCCCAAATCGATGTAATGCCTGCTGATCCAAACGCAGTGTCAATTACTGCGTCAGTAGCTAATACTTCTCAGGGCGGAATAAAAATTCAGCATGACATTATCAGCAGCATAATCCTTTGTGGCGATACATACACTTCAAATCCGGTTACTGCACAACTGCCAATGTCTACTGGTAGCGTCTATGCTGAATTTATCGCTACGCCAGGATATACTTTAGAAAGCATCACTGACAATGGCATTCCAAGAACCGATTTTTGGTTTGAGGGTTGGAATCTTACACCACGATTCACAATAGCAGACACTCCAATTGATCCAACCCAGAGATGGAATGCCTTTATTAAAAATAATCACACAATAGTAGCCAAATTTAGAACTTTATATCAAATCAATGCTTCTGTAACAAGCACTACTGGCGGCTCTATTACTATCGGATATAATAGGTATAGCATAAATTATGGAACTCATACTGATGCTGTGTTTGGATTACCAATTACAGTTTATGTCACTCCTCCATCTGGATATGTTGTAGATAAATTGCTTGACAATGGAGTTGAAGTAACTGGTTACTCATATCCACCTAACTCCAACTCCTATGATCCTTATACTTTTCAAACAAGATCAGATCATAATTTGCAAGTAAGCTTCAGGAAACAGTAATAGATTATTTTAACACTGTGGTACTTTGCTGACCTTTCGGAGAGAGGGACCAGGAAGCCCGCATCATGAGCTTTTGCTCAAGTTGCGGGCTTTTTCGGTTTCTTCTTCAATACAAAGCGAAATCAAACTCAGAACAAATAGATTCGGTGGTTTTACTATGTGTGACGCTCTTGGCGTCCTACAATATCATGGGTGAATAAAGGGGGACGTTGAGATGAAAAGTCTAATGCTTCGAGGCAATATGTTTCTGCTTACTTTGGTGATCATGTCAGTCGATTGCAGCACAGCACTTGCTAGCATATTGCTATCAGTTAGGAAAATTTTTGTTGGTGACTTTCACACAGTTTGGAGTCTCAGATGTATAAATCGCCTATGTATTGCTGTGGTTGTTCTGTTAGTCTTTCCAATAACTCAGGCGCAAGCTGTAGACGCAGTGTCAATTACTGCGTCAGTAGCTAATACTTCTCAGGGCGGAATAAAAATTCAGCATGACATTATCAGCAGCATAATCCTTTGTGGCGATACATACACTTCAAATCCGGTTACTGCACAACTGCCAATGTCTACTGGTAGCGTCTATGCTGAATTTATCGCTACGCCAGGATATACTTTAGAAAGCATCACTGACAATGGCATTCCAAGAACCGATTTTTGGTTTGAGGGTTGGAATCTTACACCACGATTCACAATAGCAGACACTCCAATTGATCCAACCCAGAGATGGAATGCCTTTATTAAAAATAATCACACAATAGTAGCCAAATTTAGAACTTTATATCAAATCAATGCTTCTGTAACAAGCACTACTGGCGGCTCTATTACTATCGGATATAATAGGTATAGCATAAATTATGGAACTCATACTGATGCTGTGTTTGGATTACCAATTACAGTTTATGTCACTCCTCCATCTGGATATGTTGTAGATAAATTGCTTGACAATGGAGTTGAAGTAACTGGTTACTCATATCCACCTAACTCCAACTCCTATGATCCTTATACTTTTCAAACAAGATCAGATCATAATTTGCAAGTAAGCTTCAGGAAACCAACTATTATTTCAACTGTTGTTGGTTCAGGCGGAACAATTACACCGTCAGGTACTACATCGCCAGATTCTGGTAGTAACACAACCTTTGTGATGGCACCAGAATATGGTTATTACTTAGCTAGTCTTTCTGATAATGGAAATACAGTCAATGTGAGCCCTCAACAAAATTCACCCGGAATATACACTTACACATTAACGGCTGGCTCGGACCATATAATTAATGCATATTTTTCATTAGGTACAGGCACCCCAGTAGCTGTTCCAGGCTTGACTCCACCAGTAATATTTCTTTTGGTAGCAGGTTTAAGCGGTATTCTTTATTGGCAAAGTAGGAAGCGCAGGGTTAGTTAAGAGTAAAATTTTTCATATTTAATCTCTGCGGGTAAATTTCCCGCCCCTTTGGACGATTCAAATATAAACCATGATTACTGATACCCCGCTGCTTGCGGCGGGGTGATTCATTCAAAAGGTATCTCTTCGCACCACATCTGACTCCATGCTCTCGCTTGGGCTTCTGGTAGCAGATACCCTTTCTTTCTGTACTGGTGAACAAGATATCCGAACCTCTGCTTCTGTTCTGGTAGCAGGTCATTGTAATCTGGCTTTTCTGGAGTGCAGCATATAGAGATCAAGCTATTACCTCATGTGTATATATGATTCTAGTGGACCATACACCAGCATATCGACAGCATATGTCTTTTACTGAAAAATAGCAATTTCGGTACTATTGATTATTTCAATTATCCGTTACGGAAGCTATGCCTGAAAAAAAGCTGCAATCTGCAAAAGATACCTCTGAAATTTACTGTTTGAAAAATAAAGAAAAATTGCACTAAATTTCTGAATTAAACCGAGAGTTTAGCGGCAATCCTACTGCTTTATATACTCCAGCGCCTTGTTCCTAGTTCGTATAATTCCATAGCACTATTAGTACTATAGTCACAGCCTCCCTAGGCTGTTCTAGCTCTATGTTAATCCTTAATTAACTCTAGGGCACTGTCATAATAAGTATGTGAAAAGCACTATAATGTGATTGGAGATGGTTAGCGGATGCCCTTCAGGAGGGTTTCAGGAGGCACGTTTTCAAAGTTGTTTTGATTGAACAAAGTAGGGTGATGAGGGGTGATAATTCACTCCTCTTTTTTTATTCACCGGGCCCCTTTTTTAATTCCCATTTCCCTTTTGTTTCTTCCCCCCCGGATCAAGCACCGCCAGTACCCCGCGCACCGCTGCCAGCTTCGTTTCATCCCCTTCCGCCTCAATCCTTCTCAGCAGCCTCACCAGGTCGCTTTCCGCCGCTTTCGCCGGTTCGTTCCCTTCACCGGTTAGTAGCCACCTCGGATCAATATCCGTATGCCGAACTATTTTTGCTAAAGTATCTGCAGATGGCTTTGTTTTTCCGTTTTCAATGTCAGAAAGAGACCCTTGTGAAACACCGATAATCCCCGCTAAGCCGGCAACTTTAAGGCTTTTGCCCTCCCTGTATGATTTAATTCTCACTCCGATCATAAAAATATCCCTATGACGATAATTTATACTTGACAAAATATCCGTATGCCAATATCTTCACCATCAGTTAGCACAGCACCGCGAAGCATAAAACTAACGAGATAACCTAAAAAAAGGAGGCCACTGTGACCCTAAAAAAAAGCAAATTGAACATCAGGCGTAAAGCCGAGGCGGCCAACTGCATGGCCTTGTTAGTTGATGCGTTTACCAATGATCCGACTGAGCGTCAGGACATTATGATTCTCGCCCTCATGCAAATTTTGGGTAGTGGCGCCATGTTAACCATTGGAACCCAGGATTTAAAAAAAGGAGGTCACACATGTTATCGATACAGCCATCAATAGCCGTAAGTAATGCTTGACCGCCGCGCCCCGGTGGAAACGACATCAATAGAAATCTGTGCCTTGTTTACGTGATCAACAACCGGCGAGCCACAGGAGGAACAACGATAATGAGTCCCCGTATGATCCTGAGAAAAGCGCTGCATGTATCCTTTCTTGCCCTGCTCATAACAGTTCGCACACAGGTAGTGATTCGGGGTGGCAACCTGTTCATCAAGATCGCCCACGCCGGGATTAAATTTGTAAACAAGCACACCCGGAGCCAGTTCGTGAAGAACATAACAAGCTCTCTCCAGCTCAAACTGTGCATGTTTGTCGCACTCAATCTTCAACAGGCGATTTTCCTCTATCAACTCGAGAGTCGATATTTTTATATCGATCAGTTTTGCAAGAAGTTCGTCGATCCGTTCTTGTTTATCAGAAAGTGAAATGGCCTCTTTGGCCTTGGTACCAATATCAATCGCATGTTTGATGCCGGAAAGCACGGCAACTGTTTCAACAATCATACAACCCCCCACGGGAGAAAAGGAGAACTCAGATGAGAATAACCCCGGAACAACGTCAAAAAGCCAACATCATTCGTGGCGAAATGACCAAACATGGCGTCACCAATCGGCGCATAGCCCAGCTCTGCCAGGTACACCCCAACTATATATACCTGGTGTTGATTGGCGAGCGCACCGGCTATGAAAACATCCGCCCGATTATCGCGAGGGAATGTAACACCAGCGTGGCCGAACTCTGGCCCGACACACCATCACAATATTTGGAGGCAGCATGAACACACCAGCATTTGAACACCGCACAATAGACCGGCGCGGCCGGATCAGCTTTAGAGGGCAGCTCTATCAGGTGCCCGATGCCTTGATGAAATATGGCCAGGTGCCGCTGGTGGCCGCCACTGATAGCGGCATTATGATCACCGTGGGCAGATACGCCACATTGCACCTGACACCACTACCACCCGCACAGCACCAGGAGGCAGCATGAACATGAATACATGGTTCACTATCGATCAACACACCTTGCGGACGCTTCCAGATCCAGCCGTGCTGCAGCAGCTTCTGCAGCCTGTCGATCCGCAGTCATTGAAAGAAAAACTGCGCGCCACGTATCCCGCAGCCCAGGAGAAAGCTCTTGACGCCGCAGTACAGCACTATCCGTATTCCATGCCCGTGCATAGTGCATCCAGCGCGAGGCCATAACCATGATGGTATCCTCGCCCAGCGTCTCAAAAATCGCTTTGACTCCCACCTCGCCATCAGCCAGAGCCAGAGCAATCAAGGCTCTGTCCACTCTCACCGCCTCGCGGTCGGTCAGAAGGGCGTGTTCTCCCGGGAGCATCGTCACGGTTTTTTCGGCCACGGCACGGGGAATCAGCTGTCCAAACAGCGATCGGGATATATCCATCCAGTCCTTAACATCGTTATCAGTCATACAGCACCTCCGGTAAGCGGGAATATATCAAAGATGGTTTGAGAATAACAGGTTTTAGAGGGAAGTCATGGCGAATCGAACACCAAAAATTGACACAACCATGGAAATGCTGCCCGGCCTGTTTGACAGTGCCACGGCAGAAGGAGCGCTTGATATTGATTTGGGGCTACGGCAGTGCTTCAGCCGGGCCATGCACGCCAGCGGAAAAGATCGCTATCAAATCGCCGCCGAAATGTCCCGCTTGATGCGCGGCAGCATCACCAAAGAGATGCTCGACAAATATGCCGCCAGCGATCAGGCCAACGGCATGAAAGCAAACGCCCTGGCAGCATTCTGTTTCGTCTGCAATACCTTTGAACCGCTGCAATATGTATTAAAACCATTGGGCAGTGATGTCCTGCGGCCAGAAGACAGCAGCGTCCTTGAATGGGCCAGATTGAAACGGGAAAGTAAAACCATAGAGCAACGCATCAAACAGCTTGAAGCTGCATTTTAAAGGAGAAGGCACCAATGGCAAGCTCATATAAACGCATCGCATCAGTAGAAAAGGCCTGCAGCATCCTGGATGTAGTCGCCCATACAAAAGAGCCCATAACCGGCAACGAAGTAGCAACCCGCGTGCAATTGCCGGATGGCACCGTCATGTGCCTGCTGGCAACGCTCCAGGATGCCGGCCTGGTGCAAGAAGTAGGGGGAGGGTGGCGGCTTGGCATGCGCATGGGCGTCTATTGGGCGCGTATCCGGGCCACCATGGAAGCAGAGCGGGATCGACTTAATCAAAACATACGTGAAATAGGAGGAGAATAGATATGGCACCGAAACGGACAGAGACAAACGATGAAATGACAGAAGTATCAAAAACAATATACGCCCTGGCACAAGCCGACGCCGCAAACAAACTGATCGCCATGCGGGAGGAGATTGAGGCTCTTAAACAGGAATCCTTCGGCATGGGTGCGTTGCACGCCATTGAAGCAAACATCACCTACAACGAGTTTTTGAAAGCGATGACATTGTATCGCATAAAAAAAGAAAAAGAGTATCGCACAGGGGGAATGACCTGGGTAGATTTCTGCGAAGCAAGGGGTATGTCCAGACCGACCGTTGACCGAATGCTTGATGATCTAAAACCCATTGTTGACAGTTTTTCGCTCAATTTGAGCAGTTTCTGCGGAATGCCTTTTAGTAAAATCAGGCTGTTAGGCAAACAAATTTCGCTCAATTTGAGCGAAATTGAAAACAATAATCTCATCTACGGTGATGAATCCATCCCGCTCACCCCCGAACACCGCGACGATATCCAGGCGCTGATCGAACGGATCAGTGATGATGCCAAAGAAAAGATTGAAGACCTGGAAGCCACCGTATCCGCCAAAGAAAAGGTTCTAAAATCCAAGGGTGATGTCATCACCAAGATGGAACGCGCCCTCAAAAAATATGAAAAAGAGGCCGCCGTCATGGGTATCACACCCGAAGAAGACGCCTACATCCAACAGATCAACGGCCTGAAAATGGGTTTCGACGGTTACCTGCTGCGCCTCGAAAAAAACATAGTACCGGAAGACTATGACACCTTCACCCCGCGCATGAAAGCCGCACTGATCAGCGCTGCCCACTACATGCAAATGCAGATACTGGCGCTGTATGAAACTATCACCACCGAACACGGCAACCCCACCATGAACCCCGAGCTGCTGGCTGGCTTTGACGCCTGGGAAAAAGAGCACCAGCAAGGATAACGGCAAATCCCCCCCAACCCCCAAATCCCCCCGGCCCCCGTTATAAAGGGGGAGAGCGGAAAAAGGGGGGGGCTTTAGAACCCCCCTTCGATAAAGGGGACTCTCTGGGGCCTAAAGGGCAGGGGAGATTTAGTTTTTAAGGGGTTTTCTATGTGGCAACAAGAATTAGTCTGGGAACTGAAACAGGCACAACCGCGCGAACGGCGCGCCATACTGCAGCGCTATACCGCTCTGTATGGGCATAGCAAAGAGCATTTATATCGCATCGCCAAAGAGTTCGGCTGGTCCAGCGGACGCAAACAGCGCTCCGACAAAGGCATCTGCATTCTGGCCGAAGAGCAGATCGAGATCGTCGCGGCCTTTGTGGAAAGTACCCGCAGAGAGAACAAAGGCGCTTTTACCCCCATAGAAAACGCCATGGATTTCGCCATAACCAACGGCTTTATGAGGGCTGGCGAAGTCAGCCTCTCCACCATGCAGCGCAACCTGAGGGAACACTCAATGAGCAAACAACAGTTGAACGCCCCTACCCCGCACACCGCCATGCGCAGCCTGCACCCAAACCACGTGCACGCCGTGGATGCCTCCACCTGCATCCAGTTCTATCTGGCTGATGGCGGCATGAAAATCATGCGCGAAGATGAATTTTATAAAAACAAACAGCACAACTTTAACAAGATCGACCGCACCCTGCAGCGCTATCTGCTGGTGGATCACTTTAGCGGCATGTTTTTCCCGTATTACTACGAAGCCGCTTCTGAAAGCAGCCTGATTCTGTTTGATTTCTTATGCCGCGCCTGGGAAACCAAAGCCAACAGTAAATTTGCCTTTCAGGGCGTTCCCAAACTGCTGCTGGGCGATGGCGGCACCCGCGCCAAAGCCAAGGCCATGGGCGTTGGCTTCTGGCAAGGACTCGCCATAGAGATCCCACCCGGTATGCCCGGCAATTCACGCCGCCAGGGCAGCGTTGAAACCCATCATAAAATCTGGGAAGAATGGTTTGAAGCCCGCCTGCGGATTGAACCGGCCACCAGCCTGGATGATCTGAACCGTAAAGCCTTTGAATTCGCCTGCTGGTTTAACTCCACCCGCACCCATACCCGTCACCAGATGAAACGGCTCTCCTGCTGGCTCACCATTACACAAGAGCAGCTGCGTATTCTGCCCGAACGGGCCGTATTGCAGGATCTGATGGACAAACCGGAAGAGATTCGCACCGTTACCAACCATCGTATCAGCTTTGAAGGCAAAGACTTTAACCTCAAACACGCCAACATACCCCACGGCACCAAGGTCAAAGTTGTCAAAAATATCTGGAAATGGCAGGAAGGCATTATCACCGTCGGCCATGACAATCACCTCTATGAAGCAAAAGCCATTGAGATGCTGCCCGCCAGTCAGGGCGGCTTTGAAGCGGGGGCCGCCATCATTGGCGAAAGCTTCAAAGCACAGCCGCACACAGAAGCGCAAAAAGCGCGCAAACGCCTGAACGAACTGGCCAGCGGCAGCAGTGAACCAAGCAAAAAAGACACACCCTTTGCCGGTCTGAACGTCTTTGAAGGGCGGCTTGATATGATCGACAACCTGGCCGTATTTCCCAAAAAAGGCACCCCTGTGGAGCTTGTAGCGCCGAGCGGCGCCGGGGCGACCAACCATCCAATCACCGAACTCTTCAAACGCATGCTGAGGGCCGAAATAAAAATAACCAAAGAGATGAACCAGCAGCTACGGGCCCAGTACGGTGAAACCATCACGAGCGGCGACATGGATGCCGTTATACAGAGTAGGGGCGAGGCAGGCCTCGCCCCTACGGACGACCGGGCGATCGACCGGTCGCATCTCCGGGTGATTGGGGGTGGCCGGTGAAAAAAAGCATGACACACCCGCTTTTGCTCAAGCGCCTGATTATGGAATGCGACATACAGCAAGCCGACCTGGCTAAAGCGACAGGCACCTCACGGGCCACGATCAGTCGCTGCATCAACCACAACTATCTGCCGCACACACTGGCGCAGTTCCGCACAGACGTAGAAACCTATCTGCAATCACCCGGCATTGCGCTGCAGGTGCGCAGCTGGCTGACAGCCAACAAGCTCCAGATGTCAGACATCTGGAGCACAGGCGACCAGCCGGTCGCCAAACCACATACACCGGAGGTCGAAATGGTACATCAGGACACGCTTAGACACTTCAAAATGTTCCGTAACCCCTTTGTCGCTGATATTGAAAAATCAGCCGACATCTACAAATCAGACGAGCACCGCTACATTGAAGCGGCCATGTTCGATACCGCGAAACATGGCGGTTTCCTGGCCGTTATTGGTGAAGTAGGCAGCGGAAAAACCACCATGCGCCGCGAAGTTATGGAGCAACTCAAAAAAGAATCCAACGTCATGGTTATTTTTCCGCAAATCATCGACAAAACCCGCATCAACGCTTCCAGCATCTGCGATGCAATCGTCATGGATTTGAGCGAAGAGCGCCCAAAGTTGCGCCTCGAACAGAAAACCCGCCAAGTGCAAAAACTGCTGATGGATCGCAGTCGAGCCGGGTATCAAGCCTGTCTTATTATCGAAGAAGCACATGATCTGAGTACACAAACCCTCAAATACCTAAAACGCTTCTATGAACTGGAAGATGGCTACAAAAAACTGCTGGGAATCATCCTGGTTGGACAGACCGAGCTGAAACATATGTTTAACGAAAGTCAGCACGTCGAAATGCGCGAAGTAATCCGCCGCGTACAGGTGGCCGAAATACGCGGGTTGGATGGAAACTTAAAAGACTATTTGAACGTAAAATTCAAACGAGTTGGAGCAAAAATAGAAGACATCATTGATGACGAAGCCATTGCCGCCCTCGCCCGTCGCCTGACCACAGACGAAGGCAAAGGCAAAAAGAGCACCTCACATGCATATCCGCTGCTTGTCAACAACTACACCGCCAGAGCCATGAATCTGACAGCGGAAATGGGCGAAACGAAGATAACGGCAGACGTTGTGGAGGCACTATGAAACCTGAAAAGCAAATCCCCCCTAACCCCCCAAATCCCCCCGACCCCCTTTACAAAGGGGGAGCGCGGAGAAAGGGGGTTCTAAAGCCTCCCTTTATAAAGGGAGGTTTGGAGGGATTTCCCCCAGCCAGATCAAGGCTATTCATGCCGTACTCCACAAACTCGGCATTGATGATGATACCTATCGTCACATCCTGGACAGCCGCTACAGCGTCACCAGCTGCAAAGAACTGACCTGGCGACAGGCAGAAGAGCTGCTGGAAACATTGACGGGGGAACGGAAAAGCAAATCCCCCCCACCCCCCCTTCAAAAAGGGGGGGGCTTTAGAACCCCCCTTCAGAAAGGGGACCCTCTGGGGCCTAAAGGGCAGGGGGGATTTAAATTCACCGACATGGATTCCCGTCCCGGCTTTGCAACCGGTAAACAGCTCCGCATGCTGGATGCCATGTGGAGCCAGGTAACGCGGGCAGAAGATGAAGAATCGAAGGAAAAAGCCTTGAACAGCTTCTGCCACCGCATCGCCGGAGTGGCCGGACTGCGGATGCTGAAAATATACCAGGTCGAAAAGATCGTTAAAGCGCTTCAAAAAATGGGCGCAGAAATAAAACCTTCAGGAGGTGCAGCATGATCAGACGAATTATAAAAGGCTTTTACGAGGTGATTAAACAAGAAATAACCTGGTTCAAAACCCGCCGGATACTGCATCGGCAGACCGCGCGGCTGGTGAGGTAGAGAGGCAGTTTTAGAGGCAGTTTTTAGTTTTTAGTTTTTAGTTCATTGCCCTACTTAAAACTAAAAACTTAAAACTAAAAACTTAAAAAGGAGATACCCAATGGCAAAAACATCGAAAATCAAAACCAGCGCCGCACCACACTGCGTGCCGCAAAACCGTGAATCAGTCGTCAGCATGATAGCCCGTATCGGCACACACCAGCGTGATCGCCAGCGGATCAAGGCCGATATGGATGATCAAATCACAGCCCTGCGTGAAAGCTATGACACACAATTGGTAGTGCATAGCCAGGCCATACAGGCCCTGACCGAGGGCGTTCATATCTGGTGTGAAGCCAACCGCGAAGCCCTGACAGGTGGCAACAAGGTTAAATTCGCCAACCTGATGACCGGTGAGGTTAAGTGGCGTCTGCGCCCTACCAGCTGCCGCGCTATCAAGGTGAAAGAAGCAATTGAAGAGATCAAACTGAACGGCCTGGCCGCCACCATGCTGCGCCTGAAGGAAGAGCTGAACAAAGAGGCCATTCTGGCTAACCCCGAAGCGGTGGCAGGCTTTCGCTGGATTGCGCTGGAGCAGGGTGAGGATTTTGTGATTGTACCGTTTGAGACCGATTTAGAGGAGGTGGCGTAATGATAGGCAGGGGACAGGAGTCAGATTGTAGGGGCGTCCGGCCGGACGCCCCTACCGAAGCCGAATTTATGCAGATGCTCTGTCGGCATGACTGGCATTATCACTTCAGCGATGATCCGGATGCATACCGCACCGGGCAGTATATGGAGCGGCGCATTATGGATGCTATGGCGAATAACCGGGAGTTAAAGACGCTCTTTGCTCTGTTTGAACATGAATCCGATCTGGTGGCGGAACTGCTGACGCGGGCCAAGAAAAACCGGCGCACACTGGAAGGTGAAATCCTGTTTCGGCTGGAGCAGACGCTGGAGGTGTTTTAGGTATGAACCACGCACCGGCTTTAACCGTACAGGGGTATCCTGCCCGTACTTCGGCCTACATCCCAAAAACGGTTCAGGCCCAGCAGCATCTGATCCAATGGAAAAACGCCGGCGCACAGGCTCCGGATGCCTGGCTACGCGCCATCATATCCGAAGCATTCAAGCGCATGACCGCCCGGCGCATGCAGGATACACCGGCTGCTGATGTGATTGTTGCCGTTGCTGAAGACTGGATCGATATAGTTGGTGAAGGCATGACCTGCGAACAGGATTGCGAACGGGTGATTGCCGGGTTCAAGTTGATTTTCCGCGAATGCCGCCGCTGGCCGCAACCGGCGGAACTGTTGAAACGGCTGCCGCGCCGCATGGTGAAACCCCAGGCTGGCACGGTAAATATTGAAGCGGTTGATGAAGCGGCGCACGAGCGCTCAGCCGAGGCGCTGGATAAAATATTGGAGAGCCTGGGATGAAGATTGAATACCTTTTGAAATACATCGATCCTGAGCAGCTGCCCTGGGATTACCAGGAGCTGCTGCAGATTGTCGGGCTGGAAAAAACCATGGAGATTGCCGATCGCGTGGGTGGCACGCACCTGTACATGGAAAAGCTCGATACGATCCTGATGCCCGCCAAAAGGGCGTATGTGCTGGATCAGTTCAAAAAGGCTGAAGGCCAGTGCAACGTACGTCAGATAGCGCGGGATATCGATCTTTCCCAGGAGACGGTATACGAAATACTGCGTCACAGAAATAGCAAGGAAAGCGACAAATTACGGTGGAAACAGGAGGCGTTGATATGAAAGCGCTCTATTGCAATGATTGGCCACACATCGACAACATTGGAGGTGCAACCATGAACACATTGGAAAACGCCGTATTTCTGCATGACGGCCACGCCGTCACTACCAGCCTGAAGGTTGCCGAGATTTTCGGCAAATCACATAAAAATGTGGTCAGAGACATCAGAAAAATCCTGGAATTTTTAGAGGTAGGTCTCCCCAAAATTGGGGAGACCTCGGTGGGAGATCGGCTCAATTTTGAGCCGATCTCGGAGTTCAATCGGCGGAATTTTCCGCCGATCTCTTACCTTGACCCAAGGAATCGTGAGCAGCAAATGTACGAAATTACCAGAGACGGATTTGCATTTCTGGTAATGGGCTTCACGGGGGCGGAGGCTATGAAATTCAAGATTGCCTACATCGACCGTTTCAACGAAATGGAAGCGGTATTGAAGGAAGGCTTCCACAAGTCCATGAACCAGGTTGAGCGTTACTGGTTCGAACGCCGCCCCCTGTGGCCACAGATCCGCACCCTTGTCTTAAAAAGCATGCCCTATCGGGCAATCGCCGCCAAGCTGCAGATTTCCCGTGACCGGGTTGCACGCGCCGTAAAGAGCATGATCAGAGTAGGTATCCTTGACCCGGTCAAGGTGGTATTAAATCAAGCCGGACCGGCCAGCAGAGCGGCCCTGCGCCATTGTCTCAGCTGGGGCCAACCGTCCTTACCCTTAATATACGGTTGACAGCCACCCCATAAACGAAGTACAAGCCAAAACATATCTTCTCGCCATAAGCCCCTTTCCTCCCCGGATTGGGGCTTTTCTGTTTCAGCCCCTGAAAAGATACCTGCCCCCGTATCCTCTATTGTCTGCACACCTCGGATGTACTGGAGAAACCAATGGCCGAATTCTTACCCGCATACACTGCAACCATGAAACACGAAGGTGGCTACGTCAACAATCCCGCCGATCACGGCGGCGAAACCTATCGCGGTATCAGCCGCAATAACTGGCGCGGCTGGAATGGCTGGCCTGATGTTGACAGAATCAAAGGCGAATCCCCCCTAACCCCCCTTTCTAAAGGGGGGGACTTAAAGCCTCCCTTTGTAAAGGGCCCTCTGGGGCCTAAAGGAGGTTTGGAGGGATTTGACGCACTCCTCGCCTCTAACGCTGATCTCCAGGGCAAGGTCAGAATGTTCTACCAGCGCAACTTCTGGATGCCGACTATGGCACGCCTTGAATCACAGGAGCTGGCTAACTGGCTGTTTGACAAAGCCGTCAATATGGGCGTCCGACAGGCCATGAAGCTGCTGCAGCGGGCCCTGTTTGTTGATGCGGATGGCATTATCGGCCCGGAGAGCCTGGCACGGATCGCCGTTGCAGATCCGAAACTGTTGCTGGAGAATTGCCGTCATGAAGCGCGGCGCTTTTATACTAATTTGGCACTTAAAGACCTGACTCAGACCAGGTTTCTGCAGGGTTGGCTGGCGAGGGCTTGATAGTTTTTAGTTTTTAGTTTTTAGGGACATAGAATTTGCCAAAGTACCATTTTGTAGGGGCGATCCCGACAGGGCGAGCCGTTGGCGTCGCCCCTACATAAACGGTATAGCAATAAATTCCGAGTCCCTTAGTTTTTAGTAGGGGCGACCGGCCGGTCGCCCTTACAGGGGCGAGGCATGCCTCGCCCCTGCAAACCAACGGAGGCACCACCATGAAAAACTGGAAAACAACATTAACAGGAGTACTCGGCGCAATTTTGTACGCAATTTTCCCCCTTTTCCAAGGCGGACAGGTTGCACCCAAGGATTTGATTATCGCTGCTGCCGTCGCAGGTATCGGCGCGCTTTCCAAAGATTTTAACGTAACCGGAGGCACGGTTATGCAGACGCCAAGCGCATAACTATGACACGGCTGTTTTTCGTCATAGTATTTCTCATAGCGGCACTCCCGGCCTTCGACTCAGCTCAGGCACCGGCCTACGCTGCCGACCCCGGCATCTACGACATCACAATGTATGCCGGAGAGGATTACCGCCTGACCCTGCAACTTGCCAGCAGCAGCGGCAGTGCCATCAACCTGACCGGCACTAGTTACGCTGCCCAGTTTCGGTCTGCTCCGGCACCGACCGGCAGCATTTTTGCCACCTACAGTACCACTGTCACCAGCGCCGGTACCGGTATGATCAGCGTGCGCCTGTCACGGGCTCAGACAACGGCACTAACCGGTAAATCCGGATTATGGGACTTGAAACAGACTGATTCGGTCGGTCTGGTGTCCTATCTGTTAACCGGCAAATGTGCCGTCCGGCCAACGGTGACCAGATGAAACGGCTCGCGTTCATAGCGGTTCTGCTCGCCACAGCCGCCGCTGCCGAAACCATCACTGTCATCAAACCGGGTCCGGCCTCGATATCGATCACCAGCAGCACCGGTCCGAACGTTACTGTCAGCAGTGGTGCCACTACAACCACAACCGTAGTCGTGCCCGGCCCGCAAGGCTCGCCCGGCGGCCCAATCGGTCCGACCGGCATACAGGGTGACCGTGGTTACGACGGTAGACCAGGCAGCAACGGCTATGACGGTAGACCTGGCCTGCAGAGCATCTTTTGCAGCATCTCCGGCGGCACACGCTCGATTACGTACGACCAGGTCGGGCTTAATCCGCTGCCGACGCAAACACCCTTCAGCTACATGGGACAGTTGGTCAACCTGCTGCGCATAGCCTGGAATACCGGCGCAGGTGTCCTCTCCGGAACCTCCGGCACAACCAGTTTTACCCCCACTGTTTCCAGCTCGAACCTGTTCGGCAACAACTATATCGGCGTTATGGCTACCTATTCAACGGCCAGTGTCAATGGTGGCAAACGCTACTGCGCTGCCAGCGTACCGATATCCGTCACACAGATAGGTACTACCGGAGCCAAAGGTGACACCGGCCAATCCGTATCAGTTACCGAACCGACGGTTATGGCCGCCTTCAACGCTGCCAACAGTTCCAGCGCTCTGGTATTGCAAGCTGATCCGGGGCAGGTACGGACTAAAATTGATGTCAGGGACGGGGCCGCAGCTACGAAATTCTATGTCAACTCAAACGGTGCCTGGAGCGGAGGGACGGGGAACATCACCGGCACACTCACGGCAACGGCGGTTGTGCCCACTATCACCAGCGCAATAAACGTGAGCGGAGCCTACCCGCTCAATCTCAGCAGTTTCACGGTCTACAAACTGACCCTGACCGGTACAACCACATTCAGTATCAGCAACCCGCGCGCCGTCGATAGCTTTACTCTTTATCTGCTGCAGGGCAACGGCTCCGGCTCATACACATTGCCGGTGACTACATCATTTGGCCGCACAGCCAGTGCACCGGTTATGAGTACCACGGTCGACAGCAAAGATGCCATTGACTGTCGTACGGTAGATACGGGGGTAACATGGCAATGCAACTACGCCGGATACTGATAATCGTTCTACTGCTGTTACCGTGTAACGTTCACGCCGGCTGGTTCGGCTGGTTTTTTGGTGGTCAACCCAAAACCGCTGCCGTTGTCATACCACCCGGCACCCAGGCGGTACCGGCCATGGACGTGTACGGTTTATCGGCTGCTGCTGCGACCCTTATATTCATGATGAGAAGGAGGAAATAATGGGATTACCAAGTTCGATGTACATGATGATGTCGCCCCTGGGGCTGTATGTGCTGTTCGGGATGGGTATAAAATTGGTTAAAAAGGAGTCCGACAATGTTCACCGCGATCTGCCTGATCGGCGCGTTTCTGGCGGCACTGTATGCACTGAAGAGTTGGATAGAGGGAAATGATGAGTGACGATATCATCTATCGCTGTGGGCAGATCGAGGTCAACGATACACGGCATGTCGTCACGGCCGCTGGTGTCCCGGTTGTGCTGACCGCCTGCCAGTATCATATTTTACTGTTTCTGATCACGCGTCCAGGTCGGGTAGTGAGTGAGGATACGTTGCTACATGACGTGCTCGGCTATAACGAAGATTCGTACTCTCGAACCGCCTGTACGCATATCAAGCGCTTGCGGCGCAGCCTAGGCGAGTTTGGGCGCATGATCGTTACTATCCGCTCGTTTGGCTACAAGTTGGAGGCGGTATGAACGGTCTGCTCATAATGGCATTGGCTGCAGTGATAGGGGCCACCATGACGATCAATTGGACTCCCGGCACGGATGCACGCCAGTATGGACACAAAATATATTACGCAAACTATTCCGCAAATCCGCCCTTTCCGTACAGTGTACAGGTGGATGACAACAGCACCAGCCATGTTTTTTCAAACATTTCTGTCAGCAAAAAATACTGTTACGCCGTAACGTTTCTCTTTTACACCTCGGATCATCAAACCGGATCAGCAGAATCAGCGCTTTCAAACAAGCAGTGCGGCAAAATAACCGTGCATGGCAACTTTGCCAATGTGCCCAACTATCGTGTCAGCGGCATAGATAACCCGGCCCCTGATGCATTCGGCTATAACCCGCTGCCACTCTGCAGTGACTGTCACCACTAGAGGCCCGTCATGACCAGAATTATCGTACTCATTGTGATGTTGTTACCGTGTAACGCGCTGGCCGGGTATACCATCATACAGCTCCCAAAAATCACACCGCAGTATGTTGTGGTTGATGGCCCGAATGGGACGGAATCCCGCTTGAATCCCGGTGAGGCGCGTCCCAAGCCAGCCGGAGGTGTGCGGGTGCTGTATGCCGATTACTCTGATTTATACGGCAACGATCCCACAAAACGGGTTGAATTGTGGGAAGACACCGCCGGAACCGCGACCGACGCTGAAATATTTGACGCCTGTCCCGGCCTTAGGGATGACCGGGCCGCGCGGATCCGCGCCGAGGGTAATACGCGTTTACTGGCAATTGCCAACCCCTATCAGCCGAGTGAGCGCGAAACATGGCCGGTTCAGATGTCGGAAGCCGAGGCCTGGCTGAAAGATTCAAACGCCGCAACACCAATGGTTAACGCCATCGCCGCCGGACGCAGCATCGATAAATCGCTGCTGATAACGTACATCATGGAAAATACCAACGTGTTCAGGCAGGCCAGCGGGGTTATTCTGGGACAGCAGCAGGCGCTCTTGATGACAATCTACTCTGCCACAACTGTTGACGCCCTGCTGGCGGTGGTCTGGCCCTGATGGATGATATGGACTACGTGCAGCAGCACAACGATGATTTCCAGGCGTATGCCCTGCAGCAGCAGTTGAAACGTCAGGTACCGGCTGGGCAGATCGGCGCAATGATCTGTAGTGACTGTGATCAACCACTACCGGCAGCACGGCGGGCAGCAGTACCACACGCGTTTCGCTGCATCAGCTGCCAAACCGACTATGAAAGGAGTTTAAATGCGTCGTAAACATCCCTATTTCATCAACATTTGGATTGGACTTGATCAGTTTGTCGGTACTCTGTTTGGTATTGACGCCGATCTGACCATCAGCGGCTACGTCGGCTATTACATGCCGGGATCAAGGCTGGAAAGGTGGATCGACTGGATTTTTCTAAAACTGACGGGCGAAACAGATCACTGTCTTAAAAATATCGAATGGGACGAGGTACGCTAATGGCGTTTGAATGGCACGAACCGATTGTAATCATACCCACCTTCACCGCCTGGACGGCGGCGCTGGCGGGGCTGTTGCGCTGGTCGCTGCAGCGTAATATCAAGGATGTCGAGATTAGTATCACCGAGGCGGCTGATAAGGCCAGCATGGCAATCGCCGAGGCGGGTGAGTTGCGCGAGGCGTTTCAACGCTCGATTAAAGAGATGGACAAAGAGCTGGTCGGGCGCTGTGCCGGGCATAATGGCAGGCTGGCCACGGCGGAATCAGCAATTGCGCGTGTGGGGGGCGAGATTCGTAATCTGCCGCAACACCGACATATCCACGAGTTATCGGCGCGTATGGAGCAAATTAACGGGTCTGTTGAAAAGGTAGCTGGCCGGCTGGATGGTCTGGCGCGAGCGGTGGATTTGATGAATGAATTTTTGATCAGTCAGGGGGGTAAGAAATGAGTTTTAACGACCTGGTAAACGAAGCGACCCGTGGCCTTATTTTGCAGACGCTGGCGGCTGATAGCAGCTATAGCCTCAATGATCATATCTTGCGGATGTGCCTGCGCGATTTGGGACAGACCTGCAGTTATGACGCTCTGCATACTCATCTGGCCTGGCTGGAAGAGCAGGGCTTGATTACGATTAAAGAGATCGGGAGTGGTCGGCAGGCCGCGCCGCTGCTGGTTGCCACGCTCACCAATCGCGGTCTGGACGCGGGTACCGGTGGCGTAACGGTGCCGGGCGTCAAGCGCCCCTGGCCGAAGGGGTAACCAATGGCGCAAAAAGGGGTACGTGAACATCTCGAACCGATTGCCCGGCAGATGTATGTAGAGGGGCAGAGCCTGACTGATATTGCGGCGGAGCTGAAAATTTCGCGGACTACCCTTACCGAATGGAAGGCGCGCAGTAAGGCACCCTTGCAGCCGCTTGATGAGTGGGATCAGGCGCGTTCTGCCAGCCGGGCCGAATGCAGCGCGGCACTGGAAAAGGTAGGTGCCCGCCTGCGTCGATCGCGGGAATTATCAGCTACTTTGACGGGTGATCTTAAAAATCAGGGCAATATGGGTATGCTGCTGAACGAGACAATCCGCTCGATGATGTTCGATATGTGCGATCAGATTTCAACCGTCGGCCTCGAAGATCCGGAAGCGATGAGCGCCAGCATTGATCAGGTTAAGGGTTTGGCCCTGACGCTGCAACGGGCTGAAGCGGCGGCCAGCCTTAATCAGAAGATGACGGCGGAGATCCGCAAACAGGCGCTTGACGATGTTGCCAAAGCTGTTGATCGGGTTGCCGACGGCGGCACAGCGATGACGGCTGATGATTTCAAGAAGATTCTGCGGGATACCTATGGAGCCTAAAACCCTCTTTCATCCGTATCAAATCCGCTGGATTGAAGCGCAGTCCCGCTTTAAGCTTGCCATGATGGCACGTCAAACGGGTAAGTCGCTGTGTACCACCTATGAGATTGCGCGTGATTGCCAGTTGGCCGAAATTGAAGGGCGCAAAACTCGCTGGGTGATTTTATCGCGTGGTGAACGTCAGGCCAAAGAGGCCATTGATGAAGGGGTTAAGGTGCACTGCAAGGCTATGGGTAGCATCATCAAAGCCTCGGAATATGATTACAGCGGTGGTGATGCCAAATACCGCGCGATGGAAGTAGAGTTTCCAAATGGTTCCAAAATAACCGCTCTCCCCGCCAATCCTGATACTGCCCGTGGTTTTAGCGCGAATGCCTTTCTGGATGAATTCGCCTTTCATGCCGATAGCCGTAAAATATGGTCGGCGCTTTTTCCGGTTATTTCAAAGGGCTGGAGCCTGCGGGTCGTGTCCACACCCAATGGCAAGGGCAATAAATTCTATGATCTGATGACCGGAGATGATCCAATTTGGTATCGCCAGACTACCGACATTTATGAGGCGGTGGCGGATGGTCTTAAGCGTAATGTCGATGAACTGCGCCGCGCCTTGAACGATGATGACGCCTGGGCCCAGGAGTTTGAGCTGAAATGGCTGGATGAGGCGAGTGCCTGGTTGTCGTTCGAGTTGATCAACAGCTGCGAGCATGATGCTGCCGGGAGCGCTGACAACTACCAGGGTGGCCCCTGTTTTGTGGGGGTTGATATTGCGGCCCGTAACGATTTGTTTGTCATTTACGTGCTGGAGGCGGTTGGGGATGTGCTGTGGACGCGCGATATTATCGTGCGTAAACGCATTACGTTTATGGAGCAGGATGAACTGTTGGCGGATGTGTTCCGGCGCTATCGGGTTATCCGCTGCTGCATGGATCAGACCGGTATGGGTGAAAAGCCGGTGGAAGATGCCATCCGCAAACATGGCAGCAGCCGGGTGGAAGGGGTGCTGTTTACCGGGCCCAACAAGCTGACCCTGGCGACGCTGGGCAAGGAAGCCTTTGAGGATCGAAAGATTCGCATACCACTGGGCGATAGTGATCTGCGGGCGGATTTGCATAAATTGCAGAAGATAACCGGAGCCACCGGCCAGCCGCGCTTTGTGGCCGAATCAGACAGCACCGGCCATGCCGACCGCACCTGGGCCTGTTTTTTGGCACTGAATGCGGCGGATAATCAGAGTGGCCCGATTGAATTTCAATCAACCGGGCAGGGGCGTATCAGCAGTGATAATTTTGGTGATTACGTAGGCGGATATGGTAGCCGCCGCGATACAGTGGGGTTTTAAATGGCATATCCAACGGCCTTGCGAAATGAAGTCGCAACCATCAGCAAAGACATCACCTTTCCAACGTTCGGCGGGGTCATGTATCCCAATGATGATACGCTGCTGGCCAGGGGCGCTGGTGCCGGTCTGAAGATTTATGATCAGATCGAACGTGATAGTCACGCCTTTGCGGTGCTGCAGAAGCGCAAGATGGCGATTATCGGTAAGGAATGGGATGTAGAACCGGCCTCAAACCGTCTGAAGGATAAAAAAATAGCGGAGCTGGTCAAGTGGCAGCTTGAAAACCTATCGATGGATGGCCCGGATGATGAGGTATTGCCGCAATGCTCCGGTTTTGATCAGATGTGCCTGAATCTGCTGGATGCCATTTTAAAAGGGTATGCCGTTGGTGAAATTATCTGGGGCAGCGATGGCGGCGAAATAGTTGCTCGTGAAGTGCGTGCCAAAGAACAGCGGCGCTTTCTTTTTACTCCCGGTACCACAGGCTTCAAGCTTAATTTGAAAACGTGGCAAAATATGCTGCCGGGGGAGCCGGTACCACCGCGCAAGTTTATTGTGCACAGCTGCGGTGCCAAAGATGGCAATCCCTACGGGCTGGGGCTGGGCACGCGCCTGTTTTGGCCGGTGCTGTTCAAGCGCCAGGATATTACCTTCTGGCTGACCTTTGTCGATAAATTTGCATCACCAACCGCCAAAGGCACCTATCCATCAGGCACAACGCCGGAAGATAAAGCCAAACTGCTGGGGTCTTTGAGTGCGCTCTCGCAGGAGACCGGCATTATCGTACCGGAGGGGATGTCGATTGAATTGATCGAAGCGGCGAGGTCCGGTTCTATCGATAGTTACGAACGGCTGGCCCGCTACATGGATGAGCAGATCTCGGAATGTGTACTGGGGGAAACCGGCAGTACCAATCAGTCCAACGGCGGCGGTAGTCGTGCCCGCGATGAAGTGGGCAATAGCGTACGCCTGGAGCTGGTCAAGGCGGATGCTGATTTACTGAGTGCGACGCTGAACAGTACCCTGATCAAATGGATCAGCCAGCTAAATGATGCGACAGCCACCCCGCCCAAGGTGTGGCGTGATTGCGGCGAACCGGAAGATTTGAAGGTGAAGGCCGAGCGGGATGGGCTTTTATCAAAAGAGTGCGGTGTGATGTTTAGTGGCACGTATTTCGAGCGGGAGTATGGTTTTGAGGCGGGGGATATTGTGAGCGTAAATCCTAACCCAAATCCCCCCAACCCTTTAGGCCCCAGAGGGTCCCCTTTAACGAAGGGGGGCTTTAAAGCTCCTCCCTTTGTAAAGGACCCTCTGGGGCCTAAAGGAGGTGGGGGAGGGATTTCGTTTGCCGAAAGCCCGGACACCCTTGCCCTTCTGGCGGATCACCACGCCGCTGCAGCTGATCCGGCTCTATCGCAGTGGGTTGATCAGCTGCGCGGGATTATGAATTCTGCGGTTGATTTGGCAGAGATGAAGGATTCTGTGCTGGCGGCATTCCCTGGGCTACCGGTGGAAGAGATGGCGCGGATTCTGGCTGAGGAGTCGATTCGGGCACAGATGGCTGGTCGTCTGGATGTACGTAATCATGACTGATGCGGAGTATAACGCTACCTTTAAGCTCCCTTTTAACGAGGCTTCTGCGTTCTTTAAACAGAAGTTGAATATACCCACGGAACGCTGGGATGATCTGTGGAAAGAAGAGCATGCCAAGGGGTTTATGAGTGCCGGCGCGATGAAGGCAGATTTGTTATCAGATCTGCATGCCTCGGTACAAAAGGCGATTGATGGTGGTCTGAGTCTCAAGGATTTCCGCAGCCAGTTTGATGATATTGTTACCAAACATGGCTGGGATTATAAGGGTGGCCGCAATTGGCGTTCAACGCTGATTTACGATACCAACATTACCACCGCCTATCAGGCGGGACGCTGGCAGCAGTTTCAGGACGCTGGCACAAAGTATTTGAAATATATCCACGCCGACGGTGTCCGGCATCCGCGCCCGCTGCATGTAGCCTGGAATGGTACAGTCCGTCCGATTGATGATCCGTTTTGGGGCAGCCATTATCCGCCCAACGGCTGGTGCTGTCATTGCCGGGCTGTGGCTGCAGAGGCTGGCGAAGTAACGGCAGAGCCTGCCGGATGGAAAGATATTGACCCTAAAACCGGCACTATGCAGGGGATTGACAAGGGCTGGGATTATAATGTGGGGAAAGCCTGGAGAGGGCAGTTACCGGATACAAAAGGTGACGTATGGTCACCATTACCGTATCCACAACAGGAAAAGGGTAAAATATTACCGCTTGATCATGTTTTAAAAACACTGGGCCCTGCTATCCATAACAAGCAAGGAATGATTGAAGCGGTACGCAATACTATTGGTGCTGACGAAGCATTTATCCGTTTTGAAAAGGGTGATATACGGCAGGACGTTTATCTGAATGCCGAACAGTTAGGAAGTCACCTGGCACTTGATCGCTCTCCATATATTCCGTTTCTGATCGATGTCATTGAGAATCCGGCAGAGATCAGATTGTTATTTGAACAAAATCAGCAAACCGGAAGGGTCAGACTGTCAGTCAATTTTATTAAGGGTATCGATACCGGCAACGGCAAAGCCATGTTTCTTGTATCAAGAGTTCGTAACGGGATACCGGAAGGATTAACCTTGATTCCGGCTAAAGCAAAAAAAATAGATTCATTTAGAAAAGGTAAACTGCTCTATGAAAGCTGAAAGCCGCAAGGTTTTATTCTGCGGCTTTCTCTCCTGCTCGTACGGTCACGATGGGCAAACCGCCAAGCGTATTGGGGAGCCTCCCACGCATGACGGCCTAACTCTATTATAAACAGAAGAATCGAAAATGCACATTGAAAAACTACGTCACTTCGTAACCACAATGATCAAACCATTAACAACTCCTTCGCCGTAATCCACTATTCCGGTGAGGGAATTAGGCGGCGGGGCTTGTGGTTTAGGGGCCTGAGTCTCGCTGCTTTTATCATCTTCCATGGTGTGTTTCCTCCTTTCACCAGAATAAGAAACCGGCCCCTGCAATGCCTAAAAGCACAAAAGAAAGGACAAGTAATTTTGAGCTGGCTTGTAATTTTTTTGCTCGTATCGTTTGTTCTGTTTCTTGACGATTAATGCACTGCCAAAGGGCGACAGCCATCCCTTTCATGGTAAGCTGATGGTCGTATTCTTCAAGGTTGTTAAGGGTTTCCAGAAGGTTTGGATATTCGATTTTTCTGGTTTTTGAACCGCGAAAAGAATTAATGCAGAACACCAGCACACCAAACGAAACAATAACAGAGCAAACTGATACTCCTTGCCACCAATACAGCGGCCATGTTGCTTTGGGGTCTTTGAGCAGGGAAAAATTGAGCGCCAGACATAACGATGATAACCACATGTACTGTTTGAAAAGATTATCCTGGCGGGTGATGAGTTTGTCACAAAGAAAATAAAAATAGTTTTCCATTTGCCGGTAAACTTGATCATATGGTTTATCGATATAGGCGTTACTCATAGCGGCTCCTTTTTGAAAATTGTTGAAAATCCTACCACCTCGGAGCAAAAATATAAATATGAATATCGGAATAACCATTGACGACCGCGAGATTCGCCGGGGCCTGGAGGCTCTGACGGCACGGCTTGATAACTTAAAGCCGGTGTTTACAAAAATAGGTACGCTCTACATGCGGCGGGTGTTGGAGAACTTTGCCGGTGAACGGGATCCGGAGGGGAACGCCTGGCCACGTTTATCTGCCGTGACGCTGATGCTGCAGCTGGCACGCAACAAGGGCTTTCGTAAGGGTACTAAGACGGGACTCCATAAAGGTGCGCTGAATAAGGCGGGTCGGAGTTTCCTGCAAAATAAAATGTTGCTGGTAGAGCGGGGCTGGCTCAAGGACGATGTCAAATTTCAGGCTACCAAGGATGGGGTTACTATAGGAGCCGGTGGCAGCAGATCCGGGGACTATGCCGCTGCCCAGCAGTTTGGCACCCTGAAGGCCGGGCGCGGCAGAAAGACGCGCATACCAGCCCGGCCCTTTTTGGCAATGAACGATGGCACCAGCCTGCGCCTGGCACTGCGCGATAAACAGATGATTATGGATGTTGTGCATCAGGCCATCGGTGATGCAATAGACGGAAAGATATAAATCCCAAAACAGGCCCTGTACGCCGTTTTTTATGGGAATGCACCCTAACCCCTGTGCTGTCGCCTGATAATCACGGCAACACTGTTTATAAACCGAATCAGCTGCTGTTTGTTTCAGCCATTGAAAAGACTATTCCCCTCGTTTCACCTACTGTCTCCCAAAAGGAGACAGACATGCCCACACACCTACAAATTTTTAAAGCCGGTACTCATACTCCGCAATCAGGTCAGTCGATCCGTTTTAGCGAGGCCGATCTGATCAAAACGATTGCTGCCTACGATCCGGCCAAACATGAAGCGCCCCTGGTGGTTGGTCATCCGGCTGTTGATGCACCGGCCTACGGCTGGGTTACGTCGCTCTCGTTTGCCGATGGTACCATCCTGGCAGAACCTGGTCAGGTTGACCCCGCTTTTGCCGAGTTGGTCAATAAAGGTACCTTCAAAAAGATTTCTGCTTCGTTCTATCGCCCTTCTGCAGCCAACAATCCTGTCCCTGGTGTTTTCTATTTACGTCACGTCGGTTTTTTAGGTGGTCAGGCTCCCGCTATCAAGGGGCTCAAAAGCGCTTCGTTTGCCGACAGTGAAGAGGGTGTTGTTTCGTTTGGTGATTATGAGGACCAGATCGAATCAGGGTTATGGCGACGTCTTAAAAACTGGATGATTGGCAAGGAGGGTATTGATGCTGCTGAAGTTGTTTTCCCGGAGTTTGAATTAAATACGCTGGCGCAGGATGCCTATCAACCGGAAGCGCCGGATCAGACTGATTCGGCACTTCCGAATTTCACGGAGGGATCTATGAATCAAAAAGAATTTGATGAACAAAAAGCCGCCCTGGATACACAGGCGGTGGCTTTTGCCGAGCGTGAGGCAGCGCTGAAGGTAAAAGAGGAGGCACTGGTAATTGCGGATAATGTCAATTTTGCGGAGGGGCTGGTTGCCAAAGGTATTCTGGCACCGGCACAGAAAGAGTCGGCAGTAGCGCTGTTGTCCCTTGCGGCCGGGTTGTCGGCTCCGGTGAGTTTTGCGGAGGGTAAAGATCATGCCGATATTCTGCGCGATTTTCTCTCTAACCAACCAAAGATTGTGGCGTTTGGTGAATTTGCCGGGGATGCGGCTGACGAGGCCAGTTCGGTTAGTTTTGCTGCCCCGCCTGGGTTTACGGTTGATGCTGCAAATCTGGAGTTGCACAACAAGGCGCTGGCCTATCAGCAGAAAAACCCCGGCATGGAGTATATGACAGCAGTTAAAGTGTGTAGTTAAAAAACCCGTAGGGGCGAGGCATGTCTCGCCCCTACCCTAAAGGAGATCATCATGAGTAGACAGTTTGTCAGTTTGTTAGCATTAAGCGTTATCGCCAGTGGGGCGGTAGCGGAAGCTCGTTTTCTTACTCCGGCTTCGGCCCAGGTAACGGTAGCCGGATCAAATACGCTGGGCGTGGCGCGTTTTGCCGCTGTTGATACCGATCAATTGACGGTGGATGCCCTGGGCACTGCTGTTGTAGAAACCGGCGCTGCCCTGACGGCAAATGGCCTGCTACAGGTTGATGCCAGTGGCCGGGTTATTGATAAGGCGGCTGGTGTGACTGTTGCCCGTTTGCTGCCGGGACAGACGGCCAGCGCCGCCGGTCAGTTTGTTGAAGTGCTGTTGATTCCCAATTAAAAAGCAGTTTTTAGTTTTGAGTTTTTAGTTTTTAGTCAACCAATGTAAAGGAGCTTTATTATGAGTATGTCACTTGCTGCAACCCGCGTTATCAATCCTATTCTCACCACCTATGTCCAGGGCTACCGCAACAGTGCTCTGGTTGGTGATGCGCTGTTTCCCCGTGTGCCGGTTGAAATTTCAGGCGGCCAGATTCTGGAGTTTGGTAAAGAGGCCTTCAAGCTGTACGGTACCAACCGTGCGCCGGGTGCCAATGCCAAGCGGATTTCGTTTGGGTACCTGGGCAAATCCTATACGCTGAAAAGCAAAAGCCTGGAAGCGGTGGTGCCGCGTGAACATCTGCGCGATGCTGCGGTGGTACCGGGCATCGATCTGGCCCAGCGGGCTAATCGCCTGGTGATGAATTCGCTGCTTTTGGAGCTGGAATATGATCAGGCCACGCTGGCTACGACGGCAGGCAATTATGACGCCAGCCATAAGATTACGCTGGCGGGTGTTACCAAGTGGTCGGATGCTGCCGCCGATCCGATTGCCCAGATGGAGACGGCTTCGGAGGCGATTCGTACAACGGTTGGTATTCGTCCGAATACGTTGTTGTTGTCGGCCCAGGCTGCCAGCGCGGCCCGTACCAATGTCAAGATCCGCGCGCAGTTCCAGTACACCAGCGCCGACAGCATTTCGAACGAGATGCTGGCCCGTGCTTTCAATATCAAAAAGCTGGTGATCGGCGATGCGGTTGTTTCTGATGATGCCGGTGTTGTTTCGGATGTGTGGGGTAATACGGCTGTTTTGGCCTACGTGCCTGAAAGCGCCTCCGGACTGGAAGAGCCATCCTACGGCTATACCTACACCATGAACGGCCACCCGCTGGTTGAAGAGCCGTATTACGATAACAGTGCCAAGTCCTGGATCTACGGCGTCAGCTATGAGCGTGCGCCGGTATTGTCGGGCATTACTTCCGGTTATCTGTTTTCGGCGGTGAAGTAAAAATATGTATTGCACGTCCGATGACATCCTTGGGGTTATCCCCGAACAGGAATTGATGCAACTGAGCGATGATACCGTTCCACCGTTTATGGTCAATACGGCTGTTGTCGCTCAGGCTATTTCTCAGGCTACCAGTCTGATTAACGGGTATATCGGCGGGAGATATCAGCTGCCGCTGGTGACGGTGCCGGAGCTGGTTACGACAATTGCGCTTGATATCAGCGTGTACAAACTCTATCTGCGGCGTAAAAAACGGGCGCTTCCGGAGGGGGTTAAAACCGGGTATGACGATGCCATGAAACAGTTGCGGGATGTTCAGGCCGGTAAGTTATCGCTGGGGGTTGATCAAAGTGGCGTAACGGCTGCGGTGGTGAGTGGTGATGGTGTCGATTACGTTCGTGGTTATCCTGTTTTTACGCGCAGTTCATTGAGTGATTACTGATGCCAACAATTACCCAAATCGAAGAGGCGATAATCAGCACGATTGACGGGCTGAATCTGTTTGCGACGCTGCAATCGGCTGGACGAAAAGAGCTGCCGGAGGTGTATGCCTATCCGGCCTGTTTTGTCTTTTTCGATGGTGACAAAGCTCTGCAAAGCCTACCCCGACCCATTGATGAACTAACCTTCAGTGTGGCTATTCAGGTACAAAATCTTTCCCTGGAGCAGGAAGCTGCGCGCAATGCCTACGGGCTTAATGATTTGGTACGAGCCGTTATCCGGAATAAAACACTTGGTCTGCCCGATATCGAACAATTTACGTGTGCTTCACGGCACTGCAGTAGCTATGACGATAGCGAGGGTGTGCTTGAATATACGCATACCTATACCACCCGGCTGTATCAAAACTAAAAACTCGAAACTAAAAACTGCTTTACAAGGAAAACACCATGCCAACCATCACCATTAACGATGCTTCCGTCTACACGGTTACCGAGGTTATCGACGGAGTCGAAACCGTAACCACGTTCCCGGCCAACCCGCCGCCAGATCCGCCGGCTCCGGTTGATCCTGCCGCCGATCCCATTTGGGCTATACAGTAAAGGAGCGAAACCATGATTTTATCAAAACGTAAAGTACTGGCCGGTAAAATAGAAACGGTTGAAGGGGTGGCAGAGGTGTTGACGGCTACTGAAGCGACTATGATCGCTATGGATGTCAAGTGGACGCCTGATATCAAAATGCTATCGCGCAATGCCGCGTTAAATACGTTGTCAAAATTGCCACAGTTGCCGGGGCTGGCTCTGGCACATATCAGTTTTAAAACCGAGCTGATCGGACGCGAAGCTGGATCAACTCTCTCTACCACCGTCCGTCCGTATATCGATCCGTATCTGCGGGCCTGTGGCTTAGCTCCCGCATTTACCACGGGAGGCACGAATACAATCAGCTATTCGCCCGCTTCAACCGGTGTGCCTACCATTACGACTGGGGTATATGTTGACGGTGTACTTAAAAAGATAAGCGGTGCTCGGGGTACGGTTAAATTTAGCGGGGTGGTTGGCGAACCGATTTATGCCGAGTTTGATTTTATGGGGGCCTATAATCCACTGGCTGATGCGACGCAACTTATTCCGACGGTATCGTTTTTAGCGCCCCCTCTGCTGCACAGCGCTAATTTGATGATAGGTAGTTTCTCGCCGGTAGTAAAAAGTGTGAGTTTCGATATCGGCAATAAACTGGCACCGCGTGAAGATGTTAATTCTACCAGCGGCTATAAATCGTTCATGATTACGGATCGTGATCCGACCGGACAGTTTGATGCTGAAATGGAGACGGTGGCAACGCACAACTGGTATGGGTTATGGAAAGCCGGAACGTCGGCCTGGTTAACAATGGGGCCGGTTGGTACCGCAACAAGTAATAAACTCTCTATCAGTGCTCCGGCTATTGTGACGACCAAAACCAGTGAAGGTGACCGCGAAGGGCTTGAAATTGCTGATACGACCTTCCAAATGTCGATGTCGTCCGGTGATGATGAATTTAATCTGACGTTTTCGTAAAAACTACCACCCCCCAACCCCCTCCTTAAAAACAGGAGGGGGAGCTTAAAATCAAGGGAGATGTAATGATGTACACCTACACCATCAACGGTACCACCTATATTCAAAAGCCGCTTGTACTGGGGCAGATCGGGCAGTTGACGTCGCTGTTGCAGGATATATCTTTTTCTGCGTTTGATCCGATCAGTATCATCGCCGCCCTGAGTGACCGCCTGCCGGGCGCTTTGGTCGTTGTACTGCGTAAAGAGGGAGAACTGCTGGCAGATAAGGATTATAGCGCAGCACTGCGCGATATTGCTGAAACAGATCTTCTCCAGGCGGTGCAAATTATTACCGATTTTTTCGACTGCAACCCGATTCAGTCTCTATTGGAAAGCCTGAACGGGATCAGTTGCGCGTTAAACCAATCGATGACTGGATCAGCGAGTTCGTCTGTATCCTTGCCGCCGGAGATATAACCCGCCATGCTGCAATTTTGTGGGGGTTTACGCTGGATGAATGCCGACCCTATCTGGAGTATCAGCAGCGCCAGATCCTTTTCCGCGAGGCGGTGATTGCGCTTAGTGGTGCCGAACCAAAACAGAAAAGAGGGGCGACGAACCGGTCGCCCCTGCGTAAAGAGCAGGCCGTAGGTGATTATTGTAAGGGTACCGGTGTGCTGGAGTGTCGGGGGATGTTTGGTGAGGGGTTAGCGAGTGCCTGTGCAACCTGTCCGGATTAGGGCTTGATGCTACTTACAGCATAAGCGAGCCGAGAATAAACACTGGCCCTGTTTTGGCGATGGTGTTGGCCAGGTTATATACCGGGCCAAAGCCGCTCATAACAGAAACCACAATGCTGATGAACCATATAACGATAAGAATAACGGTGAGCATATAAGGATTGTATCATGGCTGATCAAAGTATCAAGCTGATAATCGAAGCGGTCAACAGATCACAGGCTGGTTTCGATTCGTTACGAGCTGATCTGGCGAAAATCGCAGCTGGCACTGAATCCTTGAACAGCAAATTTAGCGGTTTTGCTACGCAATGCAATCAATTCAAATCCGGTTTTGGCGTAATGGCAATTGAATTTAATGCACTGGTTGACGCTGGCCGCCGCCTGGCCGGAATCTTTACCCCTGTTATTAAAACCGCGCTCGACTACAACAAGCAAATCGAAATGTCCGGCCTCGGTATCTCCGCCATTATTACCTCGATGACCGACTTGAAAGACGCCCAGGGGAATGTGCTGACCGGCGCCGCCAAGTGGCAGGAATCCACCCGCTACACCGCTCAGGTACAGGGCGATCTGCAAAAGATAGCTATGACCACCGCCGTCACCTATCAAGAACTGGTGGCGGCCTATCAGGGTATTCTGGCTCCGGCGCTTTCTGCCAAGATGAATTTTAAGGACATCACAGAATTTACCGGCCTAATGGCCAACAGCGTCAAAGCTATTGGCCTGCCGATGCAGCAGATTGTTCAGGAATCACGCGATCTGGTGGCGGGCACTATCGATCAGAATAGCCAGCTCTCCAAATCACTGGGTATTACCAACGAAGATGTTAAAAAGTGGCGTGAAAAGGGCACCGTCTTTGATGAGGTTAAAAAGCGGCTGGTGGGCTTTGTGTATGCCTCGAATGAGTTTAGTAACACCTGGGAGGGTGCCTGGTCAAACTTCAAGGATGTTGCCCAGCGTGCGCTGGGCGAAGGTCTAAAACCGGCCTTTGACGGGCTGCGGGGGCAGATCGGCAAGATCACCGAGCAATTCGTCACCATTACCAAAGATAATAAGGGCACAATTATCGATATGCAGATCAAGCCGGAAGTTATGGCCAGTCTCAAAAACATATCGTTTGAATTCAATCGCATTGTTGAATTTTCGAAGCAATTTGCGGGGATTTTGACCACTATTGCCGAACCGGCACTCTTTACGGCAATCGTATCCGGATTCGGTAAGGTTGCCTTGGCACTAGAAGGTGTCGGTATCGCAGCTCAAACAGCAAATCGTTTTTTAGCAGGTTCCGTAATCGGCGCTATGGTGATGGCCTCTTATTCGCTGGTTAAAGGTGGTATTGATGCTTCAAAAGATGCGGCTGATGTTGACTCAGTCAAATCGATATACTCAAATATCGGCGGCAAGCCGGGCGGCGAAATCGATAATCTGACGCCGTCGCTCTACCGCAAAGTGGTTGATAAAACGGCCCTGACTCCCGAACAGATGGCACTGGCGCTCAAACAGAAGCAGTTGTGGCTGTATCCTCAGACGCTCGATTCGAGTGAAGATTTTATATTTAAACAAAAGGAGTTTGACGCAGCCGCAACCGCACGTCAAAAACCATCCGGCACCCTGACACCCCACAAAACACCGCCCACCAAAGAACAAATCGCCGAAGCCAACGCCGAAGCTATTGCAGCCGCCGGGCTTGTCCGGCAAACGTCAAACGATGCCACGGAGCTGTCTCTTAAAACTGACTTGAGCGCTGTTAAAGAAAAACTGAGACAACGTAAGATACTGTATGAAAAAGGAAGCATTGACGCTAACCAGTGGATTGAGGATCAAAAAGACGCCAAAGACCAGGAGATTGCACTGGAAGAATACGCAATTGTCACAACACAAGCGGCTTTGACTGCTGAATGGATAGCTAAGCGGGAGCATTATGCAAAAAAATCGGATCTTGATAAGGCATATCAGGCCTACACAAAAGAGTGGAATAAGCTGGATCTGGATCATAAACTAACGCATGATAAAAACAGTGCCGCCCTGGACGATGCTGAGCTGGCCCGGATTGCCGAAGCTGGCAAGCGCAAAAAGCAGACTCTGGCTGAAAATCTGAAGGCGATTGACGATCAGGCCAAGAGTTATCAAAGAGTTCTTGAAACCAAACGCGCCTCTGGCACTATATCAGCCTCTGGCTATGAGACTGCGCTGGTACTATCACAGCAACAGGCGGCCCTTAGCAAGCGCAGTACGCTGAGCGAGGCGATTGATGCTGGTGGCAAACCGGAAGTACTGCAAGCGTTGCGAACTGATCTGGCGGGTGTTGATGAGGAGTTGATTCGCTTGGGGTTGACAGCGGAAAAACTCTCTCTGGAGCGTGACTGGTTTGCCGGTATGAAGCGCGGTCTGCAGGGGTATACGGATTCGGCCATGAATCTGGGGGCGCAGCTTGAAGCGGCCTTTGGTAATGCTTTTAAAGGTATGGAAGATGCCCTGGTGAAGTTTGCTACCACCGGCAAGCTGAACTTTACCGATATGGCTAACAGTATTATCTCGGATTTGATCCGTATCCAGATCCGGGCCTCAATCACCGGGCCGTTATCGAGTGCGCTGAGCAGCGGAATTGCCAGTCTGGTTGGCGGTATCGGTGGTGCGGCGGTGTCAGGTGCCGGATATGGAACGCCGGTGTCACCGGAAACCTACGGTGGTACGGTTTTTTCCGGCTCTGCTGCAGTGTATAATAGTGCGGGCGTCCAGCCGGTCGCCCCTACGGCTGCCGGGCCCTTTGTGGTTAAGCATGAGGGGGGTATGATCGTACCTCGCTTCCATTTTGGTGGTCTGGCTTCTGATGAGGTTCCGGCTATTTTGCAGACGCGCGAGCGGGTGTTATCGCGCGAGCAGAATACTATTTTTGAAAATTTTGTGAATACTACCTCCGCTCCCTCCTCACAAAACGTCCGTGTTGAAATCGTTAATCCGCCCGGTCAGAAAAACGCTGCTGCTTCATCCAATGCTACCTTTGACGCCGAAGGGATGGTGATCGGCATTATCCTCAAAAATATCGATTCCGGCGGAGCCTTGCGACAGGTTTTCGCCCGTTGAAAACCGGGGCGGGCGCAAGGCACCGCCCCTACTTAAAACTTAAAACTAAAAACTAAAAACAGTATCAGGTTTCAAAAAAGGCACACAATGTCATTCCCTACATTACCGGTTTCCCCGTCGCTGCCCCTGCCGCAGGAAGCGATTGATATGACGATCCGCAGCCAGAGTGATGGCGGCTATGTTCAGACGCGCCGGCGCACTACCCGCACGCTGCATAGCTTTGGCCCTATTAAATATTCGGTACTGCTGCAGAGCGAAAAGGTGGCTATAGAGGCGCTGGATACGACGATGGGTGGCTGGGGTATCTTCAGTTGGACACACCCTAAAGATGGTACGACGCACAATGTGCGCTTTGCCGAGAATGGCCGTCCTAAGTTTGAGCTGGTTTCGCCGGTGGCCTGGTCATGTACATTTACGTTGCAGGAGGTATGAGATGAAGGCGTTATCGGCAAATCTGGTACGTGCTAAAAATATGCTGGGGGGCGATCAGCCCTGGTTGGTCCTGGTGCAGTTGATCCTCTCGGAGGTCACCACGCTGTATCTGGCCAGCAATAATGAGGATGTTGTCTTTCAGGGGCATACCTATGCCGCTTTCCCGCTGCAAATCGAGTTACCCAAAGAAACCAGTAAGGGCGAAATGCCGCAGATCAAGCTGGGGCTGGGCAATGCCACCCGTGAGATTCAGGCACAGATGGAGGCGCTTAATGGTGGTGTGGGCTGTGGTGTGCGTCTGATTATTGTTAATGCTGGTCTGCTGACTGAAAATTATGCTGAGCTGACGCTTGATTTTATGATTATGTCGGCGGAATGTTCGCCGCAATGGGTGTCGGTGTCACTGGGGGCCCCCAGTCTGCTGAAGCGGCGTTTTCCGGTTGATAAGTATTTGGCCAATTATTGCCGGTTTACGTTTAATAGCCCGGCGGAGCGTGCAACATCCTCTAAGGGGCGCGAATGTTATTATCAGGGTAGTATGACCACCTGTAATCATACGCTGGCCGATTGTAAGGAGCGCGGTAATGCGGCCCGTTTCGGTGGCTTCCCCGGCCTGAATGCGGGTGGTTTGCGGCTGGCCTGATGGAGTATATCGATCTGCTGGCAGCGCCGTTTGCCTGGGGTGGCCGTGGACCACAGACGTTTGATTGTTATGGCCTCTGCATGGAACTCTACAAGCGCCGGGGTATCATCCTTCCTGAATATCAAAGTAATCCTGATTTTAGTGTGATTGATGACAGTGTTAATGCGGGCATACGTGCCTGGATGATGAAGCTTGACCAGCCGGAGCCGTTCTGCTTGGTGCTGTTTAGCATCCGACCCCCCTTTGCAACGCATATCGGGGTGGTGATGGAGGATTGCCGGCGCTTCATTCATATCATGCGGAAATCACGGGTGAGTGTGGAACGTTTGGCCGATTGTATGTGGTACTCAAAAATAGTGGGATTCTATAGGTATACTCCATGAAAACAATTACGCTGGTACAACGTCACAACCCGTTTGATCCGACCAATAATGATCGTGTTGTATGGGAGATGGATGATAGTTCGCTGTTGCAGGTGGCTGAAAAGGCGCTGCCCGCTGGTATCGAGTTTGCTGCTTCGATAAACGGCTGTATTATCGCTCGGGAGGAGTGGTGTCAGATCTGGCCGCAGAGCGGTGACATGCTTGTGTTTGTGCCGCTGGTCTCTGGTGGCGGCGATGGTAAATCAATCGGTAGGATTGTCGGGATGGTGGTGTTGTGCGTGTTGGCAGCGGCGGCGCAGCAGTATGAGTTGTTACCGGAAATATTAATGGCGATGGGTGCCGGTGATGCGGCTCTTATGGCGGCCACCGGTATCGGGTATGCTCTTACGTCGGCGGCGATCATGACGGCTGGGGGTATGCTGATTAATACGCTGTTGCCGATGCCGGCGCCCAAGGTGCCGTCGTTATCGGGTAATAATATGGATAATTCGCAAAGCTATGCCTGGCAGGCCCAGACGATTCAAGCCCAGGGGCCAGCCATACCGATTATCTACGGTACGATGATTTCATACGGCAATGTGCTGGCCGGATATATCGAAACCAACGGGGACAAGCAGTATCGTAATGCGTTGATAGGGGTATGCAAGGGGCTGGTTGCATCAATTCACGACATAAAAATAAATGATCAGGATTATACAAGTTTTACAAATGTTGAGGCGGAAACCCGGCTTGGTCGGCTTGATCAGGAGTATACGACGTTTTTTCAGGATACGCCGGTTGCGAATTCTGTAGCAACAAAAGTGCTGCATGCTACTCCGGTAACGTATACCGTTCCTGCGGTTGAAGTTGGGCATGACGGGTTAAAGGTTAATCTCTCGTTTCCTCAGGGTATATCGAACGTAAATGAATTGACTGGACAGACGGTGGCCAGCTATTGCGACATAACGGTTGAAATCAAAAAAACAACTGATAGCGCTTGGACAAATATCAGTGAAAGCCGCAACGACTGGATACTGCAAGAGCCAAATGGGGTCTATGTCGTTAAGATGTATCCGTGTAATGATGGTGTTGCTGTGTATGAATTGCTTGGAGGCCCCTATACAACAGTCATCTCAAATCGCGGTCTGTTTACAACGGTCACTATTAATGGGGGGCAGCATAAAATAGGTGAGAGCATCAACGGCGGTGTGATCTGGAATTTTCCACAAGGTGGAAATTACCGGATTATGCAGACCAACGTGACAGTGCCATATACTAAAATATGGGGGCATACTGCGAGCCTTAAACCAGTTCCGGCTACGTTTGTTGCAAATAATCTCGATCAAACGGCCAGATATGAGGTGCGTGTCACCCGTGTTTCTGCTGATATCACCAGCGATGGTAAACATTTTGGAGATCTTTATGTGTCTACCATCAGCTCGATTACGTCCACCAGTTTTACCTATCCCGGTCTGGCGCTGGTGAGTTTGCGGGCGTTGGCGACGGATCAGCTGAGTGGGAGTTTCCGCTTTTCGTGTATGGTGGATGGTAAGATTTGCCGGGTGTTTAATGGTGATGTCTGGAGCTATCAGGCTACCAGTAATCCGGCTTGGATTGCTTACGATATTTTGACGCAGCCGCTGATGGAATATGATGTTACCTCCAGTACCTATGCGGTGCTGCGCTATGATGGCCGCGATCCGAGTACGCTGGATCTGGCGGCCTTTGTGGAGTGGGCGGCCTGGTGTAATGATCCGGTGCCGGATGGTAATACAACCACTCCTGGTACTGAGCCACGCTTTACGTTTAATGGTGTGTTTGATTCGGAGATGGTGCTGTGGGATGCGCTGTTGCTGGTGTGCCAGGTGGGTGGGGCTGCGCCGCTGTGGCGGGGTACTATGCTGAGTGTGGCGATTGATAAGCCGACCGATCCATCGCAGCTGTTTAGTGTCGGCAATATCGGGGTCAACAGTTTTAAAGAGACGTTTTTGCCGATGGAGGATCGGGCGGCTGAGATTGAGGTTGATTTTATTAATGCTGCTACGGGTTGGCAGCGCGATAAGCTGAGTGTGATCAATCCGGATGTGCGCAATACGGTTAATAAGGTGGGGCTGCAGATGGTGGGCTGTACCTCGGCATCGCAGGCCTATCGCACTGCCATGCGGCGGCTGAAAACGAATCAGTATGTGACCCGTACGATTGAGCTGATTGCCGATATTGATGCAATTGCATGTACGGTGGGCGATGTGATCCTGGTGCAGCATGATCTGACGGAGTGGGGTGTGGGTGGCCGTCTGGTATCAGCGAGTGGCACGACACTGGTGCTTGATACGCCGGTAACGATGGTGGCGGGTAGAATCTATACGGTGATGGTGCGTTATACCGGGGCAACCGGCGAGATTATGGCGGAACGTACGGTGGTTACGGTGCCGGGCACGACTTCTGCAATCATGGTGACAGTGGCTTTTGCAGATGCGGGGCCGGTTCAGTATGATGTCTGGAGTTTTGGTGAAACGGTTAAATCGGCTAAGCCGTTTCGGGTTATTACTATCGGTCGGCGTTCTGATTTGACGGCGTCTATCGGGGCGGTTGAGTATGTTGCCTCTATTTATGAGGTGGATGATGGCCTTCCGGTGCTGCCACCGATTAATTATAGTATGTTTGATGCCACTATTCCCCAGGTGGCTGGTTTGCAGGTTAGTGAACAGTTGATCAAGGAGGTGGGTGGCGGTATCAGTAATTATCTGGAGGTATCTTGGGAGAGAGATAGTTATGACATGGCTATGTATCCGGTGGTACAGGTGTGTTACACAAATTATGCCGAATCCGGGGTGGTGGTAGCGGGTGAAACCTACGATACCAGCCTCCGATTTAAAATCAGCGATATATATGACACCCAGACGCTGACTGTTTTTGCCCGGCTTAAATCATCAGCCGGAATGCTGCAGGATATAAATATGGCGGCTCGAATAACCCATTTCGTGACCGGCAAAGCCGCCCCTCCGGCTGATGTGGCCTGGTTTGTTGCTATCAAATCAGAAACAAGCGTTGTGCTGCAGTGGCACCCGGTGGCGGATATTGATCTGAAGTGTTATGAAATCAGAAATATCCCCACCGGCGGCACCTGGGCAACCGGCAGCATTGTTGCGATTGGTGATATAGGGGGGATGCACACGCTGCCTCATTCCAAGGGGCATTATCAGGAAACCAATGATTGGTATATCAGCGCGCGGGATACCAGTGGCAATGTTTCGCAAAACAGTATGCGTGTTGAAAATGTGTCACTGAATCAAGCCTCTGATGATATAGCCTACAAAGCAGATGGTACCTGGGTCAACAACAGCCATATCGGGACAATAACCGCTACACCTGAAAATGGATTATCTGCTGATTTTGGGCCGTATATTTCTAATTCGTTATATGCCTGGAAGGACGGAGCGCAATCGCGCTCGGACTGGTCAGTAACAGTTACGTGTGATACGATCGCTCCGATACATATTGTTACGAATCCGCTTAGCTCTGGTAATCAATTAAAGTGCGTTTTGGCGCTTGGAACGAGTGATACGGATATCATCAAATTCACCGCCACGCGCACAAGCACCTACCCCGCCGGAATCACTCCGCCAACGATCACGCTACTCTGGACCATCAATAAACAAAAGAACCTTGATATTGTGGCAGCGGGTGACATCCTGATTGGTCATGCACCGGCTAAATCCGTGGCCTTGTCAGCTGGGGCAGCTGGGCAGGTGTTAACGATGTCGGGCGGGGTGCCGGCGTGGATGGATGAAGCTAGTGGTCCACCAGGAGCAACCGGTGCCGCCGGTGCTCCTGGTGCTTCGGGATTGGATAGCATCCTTGTCACTGTCTCGATACCAGAGGGACTTTTTTTTAAAAATAGCCTTGGTAGCGCCAAACATCTTAAAGCAGATGTCTCTATCGGTGGTGTTGTTCAGTCTGATTCAAGCCACCTGGGGTATAACTATAAATGGCTGACCGGACTTGGAGAGCTTTTGTATATCGATGCGAGTGGAAATTTTGTGCAATTAACCGCAGCAGCCGGACTCTATCCCGCCGATCCAGACACAGCCGGTGGCCTTAATTTCAGAACCATCGCTGTTGATGCGGGAGATGTTGCTACAGACTTTACTGTTGCTGTCTACGTATCCAACATAATTTAACGGAGATCATTATGCCCAGAACCGCACGGGGAGCAGTAACCCTCTCCAATATAAAAGATGGCAGTTCACCGATTGCCTGCACCCTGTCAAATCAATCACATACTTTTGCGGCAGATGCCGACGGCCTGGTGTCCCCTGCTGAAAGGGCGTTGTTTAGTTGTGTGCCCTACGTCTATGCCGGGATTGTCTGTTGTACCTATGATGCAAGTAATTTGGGTGCTGCCTATACCTATCGCATAACAGCATCAGATAGTAGCGAATGGACTACTCAGATTGCGCCGAGCGCAGAACAGGTTACGATCACATCAACAGCGGTGCCGAGTGGAAGCAACAACCGCACCGGTCTGACAACCCTGACGATCACTGTAAAGGATGGAGCTGGCACCACAACGACACTGACAACGGTGATTACGTTATCCAAAAATATAGCCGGTACCGCCGGGCAGGTTATAAGCCTGACACCCTCCCGGCAAACGTTTAAATATTCTGCAGCCGGAACCACTACTGATGGAACGGTAACGATTGGCGTTATCACAACCGGTGCCGCAGGGAGTTTAACGGCCACCTACGCGCTGAATAATGGGGCCTGGCTGCCACTTGTACAGGGCTCGCTTGCGCAACAAGCATCTGCACTCGATATTGACCGGCTTAACAACAACGATATTATTGCCATAACACCGACCAATTTTGGCGCGGCGCAAACGATGTCAATCAAGGTTTCCGGTACTGATTGTGCTGATGTTGTAACGTTGATCCGCATCCAGGACGCAGCGCCGGGCGCTGACGGGGCACCCGGCAGTAACGGTACTGACGGTAGCAACGGAGCACCCGGCAGCGCCGGAGCCAACGGAACAAACGGGGCACCCGGTGCCGATGGTGCTGCCGGTAAAGATGGCACAAACGGAGTTGCTGGAGCTGATGGGATAACCTATACAATTATGGCCAGTCCGAATATTGTTATCCTGGAAAACAACGGCACGTTTACTCCTCCTGCAGTTACTTTTACGGCCAAGAAAAAAACAGGAGCCCAGGCAGAGGTGGACTACCCCTGTACATTTAAAATATACTTGGATAACGCAAGCACCAGCGCAGCGCAATCAAGCGCCGGGGTTTCCTCATTTGTGTACTCAATTCCAACTGCCGTTCGTACCATTACCTGTAAGATTTATGACGGTGTCACCTTAATCACAGAATCATCGACGCTTGTTCAAATCGATTATTCGGCCGCCATTCTTGATGCCTCAAAAACTGCCTCTGCAACAGCCGGTTTATATAGCGACAGGCCGACTACAGGAGCCATTAAAGGCACGTTTTATTATTGCACCGACACAACCGGATCTTTCGCGGGTAAAACGATCTATTGCACGGTGTCCGGAACTCCCGTCACTGCGGGTACGTGGATTGTTTTGGCTGGCGACGTCTACGCCGAAAATATAGCGGGGGTTACTATAACCGGTAAGACACTGAGCGGCGGTTCTATCCTGGGCGGCACTATCGCAATCGGATCCGCAGACGCTATCTTTAAAGCCAACGCAACTGAAGGTATTTATTTGGGCAACGCTGCACGAGCCAGTGCAAAATTTCGGGTGTCTCAATCCGGGATATTGGAGTGCAGTGAGGCTGTTATAAATGGAATCAAGATAGATCGTGGCGGTTCAGATGTATCTTCCAACATCGCCGTTGGAGTTAGTACGCTTGTGGCAAATACGAGCGGATCATACAATGTGGCTGTGGGAGATGGTGCTTTAGTTAACAATACGACCGGCATGAATAATATCGCACTCGGTAACGCAGCAGCACACAATAATTCGGTCGGTGGCGAAAATATTGCCATTGGTACGGAAGCGTTATGGTCTAATCTTGTTGGTACAAATACTGCGATCGGGGCGGCTAGTTTGCGCTCAAATACAACCGGAACTAATAACACGGCTGTGGGTTTTAATAGCTTGGGCAGTAATATAACAGGGGTCTGCAATACGGTTCTTGGGAATTGGACATTGAGCCAAGGAACTGGCTCTTATAACGTAGTGGTAGGCTCTACCGCAGGACATAGCGTTACAACTGGTAACAACCTCACACTGATTGGAGCTGATTCAGATGTGTCTTCCGGTGCATTAACCAATTCAACAGCTATTGGTTCTCTCGCAAAAGTAACCAAATCAAATCAAGTGGTGCTGGGTAACTCATCCGTCACGGAAACGGTTTTGCGGGGAGCTACCACGGATAATATTGCTATTTCCGGGGCAGCTACCTGGAAGGATGGATCTACACAAACAAGCTCAAGAGTCATAGGCAAAACTGGCGGAGGCAATCTTTTGACAAATGCCAGCTTTGAATCATGGGCTTCAGCAACGTCGGCTACAGATTGGGGCCGGTGGAGTTCTCCAGGAGGCTCTTTAACTGTAGCTCAGAGCACAGACAGCAAAAGTGGATATGCGGTACAAATAACAATGCCCGCAGGATCTGCTACAAAATTTTATCACCTGATAACTCTATCAATGGGGGTAGCATATACGGCTGTATGCTGGGTTAAACGTTTGAGTGGCACGGGGACAGCGATTCTTTGCATCACCGAAGAGACAGAATACGCAGACCTGGCTACTGTAGTGCTGCCCGTTTCCGGTGTATATGAGATGATAGTTTTGACTTTCACCTCTGCTGCGGCTTATATGGCTACTTTTAATATACGAGCAAATGACGCCAACGGTTCGGTTTGGGTAATAGATAGCTGCATAATGCAAACTACCGCCGAGTATAATTCCGGGGTATCTGCTGCGCCACAAATCCCGTATTTCCCGGTTGGAGCGAATGTCCTCACGGAAATCAGATATACAGATGCCGCAGAGTTTACAAAAGCCACGCTATCTTTGACGAGCGATGACTTTTTACAATATCAGAACAACAATCACCAGCTGTATAGTATTTTTCAGGTCAAGTCCCCTAATGGAACTTTAAATGTTACAACAGACTCGGATGGACGCGAGGCAACCATGGCGTTTATGAGGGATGATGGTATCGGCAATGTGGAGTTCTTTGACCTTTACAATAACGGTTATTTCTCTGAAAGCCAATACGGCATACGAATACAGTGTCGAGGTACCGGCCAATATCGGGACTTTGTTTACGATCAATACAACGGCGTTGTTGCTAAACAAACCATTATGCGCCTGTTTGCCAGCAAGAACGTATCAATCGGGCCGCTAAACGATGATCGGGGCCTGATACTTGATGTGCGCAGCGACTCTATGGGTATCCAAACACCGAAGACGCCTGCCACTCAAACGTCAGCCGGTGTGATTGGTCAAATCTGCTGGGATGTGGATTATATTTATGTTTGCGTTGATACCAATTTTTGGAAGCGGACAGCACTGGCTACATGGTAGGCGATGATTTAGTATTCAACTGTAATTTTGGAATGGAGGATGTGTGAAAAATAAAACCAGAATGGGCGGAAATCTGAAGGAGTTACAAAGCTGGAAAAAAGGGTAAATGTCGGGGTAAAAACAGCTATCTAAAATGGTTAAATCAAAGATGTTTTGACATGGTCAAGATTTTTTAAAAGCGAGTTATGGCAGTTTTATGGTTAATTTTATAGCGACGCGTTATAATTAACAGTTCATTGCCTGAGAGTTCTACCGTTATCGTCCTATACAACATCCTCTTCTGCTTAGCTGACAGATTTAACCTCTTGTAGTGATTACAGTGCTGAGAGCACTCATTTGATCTCTTATCCGGTTTAATCACAATCAGTTCGTCTGGTCTTAGCCAGCTCTGAACTGCGCCTCTTGAAGGCCGCAATTGACCTGGGATCAACTTTAACCAAGAACTTGCTGGAATTCGATACTTGTTCCGGTTCTCAGTATTGAGCCTGAATATGGTCTTGGCATGTGGATTGATGCTGATATGCCGAATATTGAGATTCATCTTTTCACGGACTACATCGGTGAAGTAGCTGAACATTTTATCCCTGATGAGGTCAGCATTCTTTTCTTCACAAATCACAGAATCATGAATTGTCAGAACAGGCTTGTTCATTAGGACTGCATACTCGATCAGCTTTTCTATAATACATGAATCGTAATACTGGAGCTTGAGACCTTTTCCAGAAGCAATAGACTCGGTAATAGGTGCATGTTTCTCTTTCAGCAGTTTGAGCTTGCGGGTGATGGGTTCCTTGTTAGTGAGGTTATATTTGAAAAGCTCCTTCAGCTTGCGCTTTTCATCAAATACAGAATCTCTGGCTTTAGCCTCACTCTCGGAATTGAGAGCTGTCAACAGAATCAGCTTGTTGAAATCCCTATCTGGAATGCCATCATCTAGGGTATAAGGGTCTTGTCCGGTTGCAGCATAGTTGATACCTTCCAGTGCATAAAGCAAGTGTATGTGGATACCGGAATAATCGAGTTCAACAGTAGGATTACCATTCAGAGTCAGCATTGTCCGGTTAGGTCTTTGCAGGTCGCCATTTTGGGTTTCCTCGTTTGATTTTGTGTGGTTTGTGTTTCTTTCGACTTCGCTGTCTCTGTACTTCTTCTGCTGCTTCATTGGCAATCTG